GCAACGCGGCGGCCGACGCCACGGCCACCAGCATCACGCGCATCACGCCGGCTGCTGGCTCGGTGACATTCACCCTGAACGCCGCCGCGACTGCCGCTGTCGCCATCGACTGGGTGCTGCTCACCGTCTCGGGCGAACTGCCGCCGAACTGATGAACCCGGGCGGTGCAGGCACAGCGCCGGCCGCCCACACGATCAGACCCATGGACTTCCCCCACTGGTTCCAGCCCAGGCGCGACGTCGGCGCCATCCTCGTGACCTCACAGGCCGAGCTTGACGCCCTGATTGCCTCGGGCTGGCCTGACGTGCAGTGCCCAGACCCGACCGCGCCGCTGGCTGTTGCGCCCGTGGCAGAGCCCACCAAACGCCGCCGCGCCGCATCCGCAGAAAGCTGACCCATGCCGAACATCACGTGCACCATCACCCGCGCAGGGCGGACGGATTCCTACGGCACACCGCTGACGGCCGGGCAGGCGCTGACAGCGCCGCTCGACTTCGTGCGCTCGCTGGTGTCGGCCGGGTTCGCGTCTGTGGCTGACCCGTCGCTGCTGTTTGACGGCGGGTATGGTGGGGATGCGACGTCGCCAGCAGACACGGGCATCACCGCTACTCAGGTGGCGGCGGCATCTGAAGTGGCAAAACTGCCGACGACCCCGGGCACTGCGGGCGCGCTTGTCGGCGGCAGCTACACAGGCGGCGCAACGCCATGGACTCGACTTGCCGGACCGAATGAATTGCGCACCGGCAACTGGTCGCCGTCGCCCGAACTGACCACGCCGAGCGTGGCATGGGCCTACACCACTGCCGCCAGCGCTGCAAACGGCGCGTCGATGTGGCGCCGCGAAGGCGGGTCGATCCGCATCGACGGCTCAGTCGTCGTCGGCAACACAGGCAACCCAAATTTTGCGCAACTGCGCAGCTTCGCGGCCAGCCAGATTGCAGGCGCCGCAACGGTCGGTACCACGTTTGCGCTGCTGGTCTACTGCCACCGGCTCGGCGGCAATGCCAAGATCGTCCTGCGCATGGGCTCCAGCTCCTCCAACTACATCACCTACACCTGGGCGCAGTTGGCCGGCATGCTGGTCGAGGGATGGAATGTCCTGCTGGCGTCAACCTCCGAACCTATCAGCACAGGAGGGGCTGTCGGCGGTCAGCAGGATTACCAAACGGGGGGCTTCGCCAAAAATGGCTGGCAGGTCGGCGCCGGAACGTATGCATTTGGCACAGATGTGGGATACATGGCCATCGAAATGCAGGGCATCGTGGCCAACACGACGCACTGGATCGAGGGCCTCTACATCGGCGGCCGAGACAAGGCGCGGCTGACCATCGGGTTCGACATCCAAGGCAGCGGCCTGGACGGCGCCGTCTCGATCATGCGCAAGTACGGCCTGGTCGGGTACGCCGCCACGCCAACCGGCAACGGCACCCCGGCCAATCCACAATACCTCTGGAGTGCCGCCGACGTGGCCCGCCTGCAATCTCTGTACAGCTCAGGATGGGAGGTGGTGGGCCACTCAGTCAGCCATAACTCGTTCGGCACGATTGTTGATGATGGTGTGCTGGCGATGGAGTACGAAAGCTGCCGCGAGCAGATCCGAGCCATCGGCTGCTACTCCGGCGCCGACCTCTACACCTCCCCCAACAACAGCTACAGCAATCGCACGGTCGCAGTGGGCGCGCGTGCTGGCATCAAGTGGATGCGCCACGGGATCAACGCCCCCATGCTCCAGTCGCGCGGAGTGTGTGGGCTCGCAAACCCGCTGGTGCAGGGCTCAACCACGATTGCCAACGGGGATGGCCAGGTCAGCCAGGCAGCCGAAATTGCTCGACGGCTCGGCTACATCGACCTGCTTATCCTGTACGGCGCAGCCGGGCACATCTACTCCCATGCCATCGTGGCAGGCGCCAGCACGTCCAACGATACCAACGTGGACGTTTTCGACGGCGTCATGGCGGGCATTGCCGCCCGCGTTTCCGCCGGCCTGTTGGATGTCGTGCTGCCGTCGACTTTCCTGCGCGAGGGCAACACCCCAAATATCGACACCATCCTGGCGCCGCCGAACCGGCTGCCGATCACTGCCGGCGCCTCTCCCTACGACCTCATCAACACGGGTTACCGACCGCTGCGATTTGCCATCAGCGGCGGCGCCGTAACCAGCATTGCCTACAGCCGCGACGCCACGAATTTCGACGCCACGGGCGCTACCGCAGGCCAGTTTGATGTCGCCCCTGGCGACCGTCTTCGCATTACGCACACCGTTGCACCCACCATCGTGCAGTACAGCATCTGAGGCAAATCATGAAATTCTCCGACCTGAAATTCGACAACCTGGGCTGCTGCGACGAGCACGGGGCATGGGCCGTGGTGCAGCACGAAAACGGCCTGCGCACCGAAGTACACAAGACCGACGACGACGGCACCTATCGCGTGGTGACGTTCTGCGGCCAGGTGCTGGCCATCGGGGCGCTGGACACGTCGGACAAGGGCGCCATCGAAGACCGCATTGCATTGGATGCCGGGGCGTCCTGACCCGCACCCCATAGCGCCACCCAGCCTCCCACCACTCACTGACTCGCCATGCCAAACCCTACCACCGCAATCGACCTCATCACCCGGTCGATGAAGCTGGCCAAGCTCATCAGCGGGACCGAGACGCCCACGGCTGACGAGGCGAGCGATGCCCTGGCAACGCTGAATGACGTGCTGGAGAACTGGGACACGCAGCCCCTGGCGCTGTGGGGCACGACCAACTTCACCGGCTCGCTTGCGGGCGGTCAGGCCTCGTACACCATCGGCCCGGGCGGCGACCTGAACACCACGCGGCCGAGCCAGATAAACGGCGCGTTCGTGCAGTTCAACGGCGTGGACTTCCCGGTCGAGCCCATCGGCCAGCTTGAGTTCAACGTCATCAGCCTGAAGTCGTACCAGCAGCCCATACCGCAGTCGCTGCTCTACGTCAACGACTTCCCTTTGGGCCGCGTCACGGTGTGGCCTGTGCCCACGGTGGCGATCCCCATCACGCTGACCTTTGACCGCGTGCTGACGCAGATCAGCAGCTTGGCGACGGCCATCAACTACCCGCCCGGCGCGGCCCTGGCGCTGCGGTACGAACTGGCCAAGCAGTTGGCGGTTGAGTTCGGCGCGCCGCTGGACCCGCAGCTTGTGCAGATGGCGGCCGACTACCGAGCCGACTACAAGCGCGCGAACAAGACGCCCTTCAAGGCCAGCTACGACATGGCGCTCGTCGGCGTCTACGGCACGGGCAACTGGCGCACGGGCGGCTGATGGGCGCGAACTCGTTCCCATTCGTCGGCGGCAGCTACACCGCCCGGTCGCGCACGTTCGACGCGCAACGCACGCTGAACCTGTACCCCGAGGTATCAGGCAGCGGCACGAGCCGCAGCGTGTCGGCCCTGTACGGCACGCCGGGCCTCGCGCTGTGGGCGTCGTTGGTCGGCGGCCCGGTGCGCGGCCTGCTGCGCTTCACACAGGCCCAGGCCGTGGCCGTGGTAGGTTCTACGATCTACACGCTGACCACGGCCGGCGTCGGCGTGGCCATCGGCAGCATCTCCGCCGGCACCGCGCCGGTGAGCATGGCCAGTAATGGTGGCGTCGTGATGCTGGCGGCCGGCGCGGCGGGCTACTTCATCGACCCGGCGGCCGGCACCGTCACGCAGATCACCGACCCGGACTTCGTGGGCGCCGGCCGGGTCGACTACATCGACGGCTATTTCGTCTGGACGACGCCAGGCACGGGCCGCTTCCAGATCAGCCAGCTTCTGGGCACCGGCATCGACGGCCTGGACTTCGCCACCGCCGAGGGCGCGCCGGACAACCTGCTGTCGCTGGTCGTCGATCACCGCGAGCTGTGGCTGTTTGGCGAGACCAGCACCGAGGTGTGGTTCAACAGCGGAAACATCGACTTTCCCTTCGAACGCATCCAAGGCGCGTTCATGGAGATTGGCTGCGCCGCCGCGACGTCGGTCGCCAAGCTCGACAACACCGTGTTTTGGCTCGGCGCCGACGACCGGGGTCAGGGGATGGTGATGCGCGCCCAGGGCTACCAGCCGCAGCGGGTGAGCACGCACGCGGTGGAGTACGCCATCGGCCAGATGAGCGTCATCAGCGACGCCGTGGCCTACACCTACCAGCAGGAGGGGCACAGCTTCTACGTGCTCAACTTCCCCACGGCCGGGCAGACCTGGGTCTACGACGCCAGCACCGACCAATGGCACGAGCGCGCATGGCGCGACCCGCTGCTGGGCACGCTGGGCCGGCACCGCGCACAGGTACACATGGCGTTCGCGGGAGAGAACATCGTCGGCGACTGGGAGACGGGCAACCTGTACCGGCTCGACCTCGACACCTACAGCGACAACGGCGCGCCCATCGTGCGCACCCGGCGCTGTGCGCACATCGCGTCCGGCGGCGGCTGGCAGTTCTTCAGTTCGCTGCAGCTCATCATGGAGACCGGCGTCGGCCTCGCATCCGGCCAGGGCTCAGACCCACAGGCGATGCTGCGCTGGTCGGATGACGGCGGATTAACGTGGTCATCCGAGGCCTGGGTGAGCATGGGCCGGATGGGCGAGTACAAGCGCCGCGCGCTGTGGCGCCGGCTGGGCAAGGGCCGCGACCGGGTGTTTGAGGTGACCATCACCGACCCGGTGAAGGCGGTCATCGTCGATGCGGTGCTGCAGGTGGAGGCCGGCCGATGAGCGCCGCCCTGAAGTTCGTCCCGCCCCGCGTGGCCTTCGTCGACCCGCGAACCGGCTGCATCACGCGCGAGTGGTACTTGTTCCTTCAAGGCCTGTTCAACCGGGCCGGCGGCGTGTCGGGCGACAGCACGGATGAGCTTGCGCTTGCCGCGTTCGACGACTCGGGCACCGAAGAGCTTGAGGCGCAGCTGTTCAGCGTTGCTGATGGCCTGTGGCAGTTCCCGCCGCAGGTTGCCACTCCGGCCGACGAACAGGCGCAGCTGCTGCCGGCCTTCGAGCCGGCGCCCGTCGACATCCCCGCAACCCTGGCGCCAGCCTTCGAGCCGACCACGCCTGACCCCGATCAACTGGCCGACCTTGCCGCCCTGCGGGCCGAGGTCGACGCGCTGCGCCAAGCCGTCCAAAGCCTGCAGCAAGGCACCACCCTGTAAGGAGCGCCATCCATGGCCGTCAACGTCAGAGCCCTGATTGCAGCCAAGCAAGCCGAGGCCGTCCAAACCACGCAGTACACCGCCAGCGGTGTGCGCACCATCATCGACAAATTCACCGCGACCAACACCAGCGCGGGCGCTGTAACGCTGTCGGTTAACATCGTGACCAGCGGCGACACGGCAGGCAGCCAAAACCTGATCGTCAAGGCCAAGAGCCTGGCGGCGAGCGAGACCTACACCTTCCCCGAGATGGTCGGTCAGGTGCTGGAGCCGTCCGGGTTCATCTCGACCCTGGCAGGCGCCGCGACCTCGATCACCATCCGCGCCAGCGGCCGTGAGGTGTCGTGATGGGGTGGCTACTCGACAAGCTGGGAAAAGGCGTCAAGAACCTAGGCAATGCTGCCGGGGATCTGGTCAACAACCCGCTGAAGGCAATCAATGACGGACTGAACGATGAGGCCACGCTGACGACCCTGGCGGTGCTTGCTGGCGGTTATGGCGCCTATGAGGCAGGCGCATTTGGTGGCTCTGGCGCTGTGGCTGGCGGCAGCGCTGGCGGAGGCGCCGGGGCGTCAAGCGGTGCGTTTGTGCCGGGGTTCGACGCCTTGGGGGCCGGCGCAGAAGGTGCAGGCATCGGCGGGTCAGCTGGTGCCGTCGGAGCTTCTGGAGCGTTTGTCCCTGGCGCTGATGCCATGGGGATAGGTTCATCTGCCGCCGGCATCCCCTCGGCCGGCGGGTCGTCTCTGCTGGGTTCGGCAGGCAAATACCTGACCAGCGCGGGGGGCGCGCAGACCCTGGGCAACATCGCCGGCACGCTGTACGGCGCCAACGCCGCCGGCAACGCGGCGAAGGCCCAGGCAGACGCAGCGCGCTACGCTACCGACATCGGAAACCAGCAGTTCGCGCAGACCCGGGCCGACATGGAGCCTTGGCGGCAGTCCGGCATCGGCGCCCTGGCGCAGATCAACAAGGGCACGGCAGCCGGCGGCGACTTCAACCGCAACTTCACGGCGGCCGACTTTCAGGCCGATCCGGGCTACCAGTTCCGCATGGATCAGGGCCGGCAGGGGCTGGAGCGCAGCGCGGCCGCGCGCGGCGGCCTGCTCAACGGCGGCACGCTCAAGGCCCTGAACCGGTACGGACAGGACTACGCCAGCAACGAGTTCGGCAACGCCTACAACCGCTGGAACAACGACACCACGAGCCGGTACAACCGCTTGTCAAGCATTGCCGGCCTGGGGCAGACCACGGCAAGCCAAGTGGCCGGCTACGGTGCTCAGAACGCGGCCAACGCTGGCAACAACGCCATGCAGGCCGGCAACGCCACCGCATCGGGGTACATCGGCCGGGCCAACGCCATCCAGAACGGGCTGCAGAACCAACAGAGCATGTACACCCTGAACCGCCTGTTCCCACAGGCCCCGGGAGGCTGACCGCATGGCACTGGATACGAACATCGCCATGGGCCTGCGCCCGATGGCCGACCCCATGGAGCAGTTCGGCCGGGCCATGACGCTCAAGCAACTGGCCAGCAGTGGGCAACTACAAGATCTGCAGATTGCCCAGGCGCGCCAGCAGCAGGAGCAGGAGCGCACGCTGGCCGACCTGTACCGGGGCAACATCAACCCGGATGGTACGGTCAACCAGGGCGGGCTACTCCAAGGCGCGGCACAGCAAGGCCTGGGCGGGCGCATCCCGGCGCTGCGCAAGAGCTTCATGGAGGCCGACGAAGCGGCGGCCAAGCTGGACGAGACCAAGACCCGCACCAAGGGCCTGACGCAAGACCAGTCCATCAAGGCGCACGGGTTCGCGCTGCAGCAACTTGGCGCCGTCACCACACCGGCCCAGTTCGCGGACTGGGCGGCCGGCGCTGCGAGAAACCGGATCTACGACCCGGGCGAGGCCTACGCGCTCACGAACCAAGTGCTGCGCGACCCGTCGGCGCTGCCTGCGCTCAAGCAGCGGCTGATGCTCACGGGTGCCAGTGCGCTGGATCAGGTCAAGGCGACGGCGCCGCAGTCCGAGCACTTCGACACCGGCGGCGGCCTGCAACTCGGCACCAAAGACCCGCTGACAGGCCAGTTCACGCCAGGGCAGATGCTCCCGAAGACGCAGAGCCCCGACAACATCGCCACCAACGCCACCACGCAGCGCGGCCAGACCATGGCGGCCGGCACCGCAGCGGCGCGCCTGTCGTTCGACAAGGAGCAGGGGGCAAACCAGTTCATCCCGGTCGACGGCGTTGGCCTGTACGTTGGCGACAAGAGGACCGGCACGGCGCGGCCCGTCACCGACCCGCAGGGTCAGCCTGTGAAGGCTGACAAGCCGCTGACCGAGGACCAAGCCAAGGCGACAGGATGGCTCGTGCAGGCCACGAACGCTTACAAGAACATGGCCAGCGTGCTCAACGCCAACCCGAAGGCTGCCAGGCCAGGCGTGGGCGACGCCGTGGCAGCTATCCCGGGCCTGGGCGGCTTTGGCAACTCCCTGCGAAGCAAAGACCGGCAGAAGTTCGCCCAGGGCGCAAGCTCGCTCAGCGAGGCGCTCTTGCGTGCCGCCACAGGCGCGGGCGTCAACCGGGATGAGGCGCTGCAGAAAGTGCAGGAACTGACGCCGGTGTGGGGCGAGCATGCGGAAACGACGCAGCAGAAGCTCGACGCCATCCCGCTGTACATCGAGACCCTGAAGGCGCGGGCAGGCAACGGCGCGAAGACGGCGGCCCGTGTGCTGGGCGATGCTGGCGTGACGATGCCGGAGGCGCCCACCGTGGTCAGGCCGCCGGCCGGCGCTGTGGTGCCGCGCCGGCAGCCTGTCGCGCCAGCGGCGCCCGCCATGCCCAGGCCCGGCGCCGTTGACGGCGGCTTCGTGTTCATGGGCGGCGACCCGAGCAAGCCAGAGAGCTGGAAGAAGGCCGGGGGTGCGCGATGAGCGGCCCTTGGGAGAAGTATCAGAGCGCTGCGCCTGATGCGGCGCCGGCCGGGCCGTGGGCCAAGTACCAGACGCAGCCGGCCGCTGCCGGCGCTCAGGCCCCAGCATCCGCGCCAGTCGACGACATCCCCCGCATGCTGCCGCGCCAGCGCGCGACGGCGCTCGCCAACCTGCCCCAGGGCGCCATGCAGCCGGGCGACATCCTGGCCGGCGGTGTGCGCGGCGCAGCCAGCATCGGCGCCACACTGACGACGATGCCGGGCGCGGGTTATTTCGACCGGCGTTCTGACACGCTCAAGAAGGTCGATGAGCAGTTGCAAGCCTTCGGCGCCGACCCAGAGTCGTTCGCCTACAAGGCCGGCAAGCTGGGCGGCGAGATCGCCGGGACGGCTGGTGTCGGCTCAGTGTTGGCGCCTGTGGCCAGGGCAGTCGGAGCATCGCAAGCGCTGGTATCGGCCATCAAGACGGCCGGCATGCGCACTGGCACGGCCCCTACTGGGGTCGCAGCCAAAGCGGCCGACCTGGGCACGCGCGCTGTGGGCGGCGCCATCAACGGCGCGGCATCTGCGGCGATGGTCGACCCGGAGCAGGCAGGCAGCGGCGCAGTTGTTGGCGCCGTTCTGCCGCCCGCTGTCAAGGCGGTTGGCTCTGCGGCGAAACTGGCCGGGCAGACGATCAAGCTCAGCGGCGCCGAACTGACCAACATGCTCAAGAGCGAGCCGACCCGGGCAGCGCAGGACTTGATACGCGCGCTGGACCTGACGCCAGATCAGATCCCGGCCGTCGTGGCAAAGCTGCGCGGTTCTGAAACGCTGGTGGACGGCGCCGCGCCCACGGTGGGCCAGGCGCTGAGCATGCCGCAGGCGTCGATTCTTGAGCGCGTGGTGGCAGCCGGCCCGGGCGGCGAGAAGTTGCGGCAGGCGCTGCAGGCCCAGGCAGAAGCGCGTATGGCGGCGCTGCACGGGGTGGCTCCGGTGGCGCCGAGTGGTGCGGCGCAGATGCGGGCCGACACAGGCGAGGCCATCAGCCGCTACGCCAAGGCCTCGCGCGAGCAAGCGGCGACAGCCAACGCGGCGCAGTACCAGGCGGTTGACCCGGCTGGAGCTGCACGGGTCACGATGCCGGCCGACGAGATGCAGGCCGCTGCGGCGCAGTTCGTCGGCCCCGGGGCTGTGGGAAAGAACCAGATGCCGGCGCAGTTCTCGCGCGAGGCCTCGGCGCTCAGTGCCCCGGAATCCGGCCAGCCGATGTACTACGTGCCGGCGCCAGCACCCAGGCAGGCACGGCCGCAGCAGGCCATGCCGCGACCGATGCCACAGTCGCAACCACAGCCCCAGCCGGCCGGGCGGCCGTCCATCGTGTACGACGAATTTGGCACGCCGAGGACGGCCGCCCCTGCGCGCGTCTTCGCCCCCCCGCCGGCCCCGCCGTCGACCGTCAGGTATGACCAGTTCGGCATGCCTGCACCGGTGGTAGATCCCCAATATTTCACGCCCGGAAAGCAGGTGCCAGTCCCGGGCGGGCGTGGCGGCGGGGTGGTCTACAACGAGCTAGGCGTGCCGGGGCAAGCTGCGCCCAGGGCGTCCGAGTGGCAGGAGGTGATGCGCA